CAGTGGAATCATTTTTGTTTGTGAAGAATAGCACCGATGAATAATTGCGGACATTACTGTACAGCAATCCTTAATTAAAGGGCTTATAGATGATATAATAACTCTGAAATGTGGGCAGTTAGTGGCATTTGAAACATTATATAGTAAAGCAGGTGAGGGTGGAACACCCACTACGTCAAATACAGAATTTTATGATAACGGCAGCATTCCTTTCATAAAAATAGACGATTTGAGCAATAAATATTTATCGGCTAACAAAGACTATATTACAGAGTTAGGACTCAAAAAATCTTCAGCATGGCTGATTCCTACGCACTCCATTATATACTCTAATGGAGCAACAATCGGTGCTATTTCTATAAACAAATATCCAGTCTGTACCAAACAAGGAATTTTAGGTATTATCCCTAATACAAATATTGATGTTGAATTTCTTTATTACTTTATGCAATCTTCATATTTTCAAAAAGAAGTTGAACGTGTTGTAACTGAAGGTACGATGAAAACAGCCTACCTAAAGGATATAAATCACATAAAATGCCCAATACCAGATTTAGATAGGCAAAAAGAAATTAGTCATCTTCTTTCAGTGTTATCGCTTAAAGAGGATGTTGAAAGGCAACTATTACAGAAATATCAAATACAGAAACAATATCTATTAAGGAAGATGTTTATATGAACATCTTCCTTAATAGATATTGTTTCTGTTGATTGAATAACGCAAGAAGTTCTTGCTCAACAAAAAGTTTGCTCTCCAATTTGTCAAGCACGTTTGCGACACGCTTTTGTTCAGCAAGTGAAGGACAATATATTTTCGCTTTACCATAATCTTTGAAGTAGATATGTGGTATCGCCATACCAGTTTTGTACGGTTGAAAGTTGAACACTGACAGCGCAAAGTACAGATACCGCAAATCATTGTTGCCTATAACAGTAAGATAGTTGAGTGTGCCAATTACCGAAAATTTGCCCTGTGCATAGGAAACTGTACCAACACCTGAACCATCCTTAATTACCAGTATCGCATCACCGTTCATCTGTGGCACATCTGTATAACCAACCAATCCATTTGCGCCAAATACTTTATACAACCCATTCGGCATAACTTCGCTTTCTTGAAGTGCAGAACTATGACACTCTAAACATTGCGAAATTGCAGTATTAGGTTTTCCTTTAGTCGTTAGCGCAACCGCAAGCCCTTTAATTAAGGATTGCTGTACAGTAATGTCCGCAATTATTCATCGGTGCTATTCTTCACAAACAAAAATGATTCCACTGTCCGAATTACTCAAACAATGTTCTGATAGAAATCGCAGTGGCTCTGATTTGCAAGTTCTTTCGGTTAGTAACAAATACGGATTTATAGCTCAATCAGACCAATTTGAGGACAGAGAAGTAGCAAGCGATGATACCTCAAATTATAAGGTTGTGAAGAAAGGTATGTTTGCATACAATCCTGCTCGTATAAATGTTGGCTCAATAGCATTGTACGAAATGGACGGTAATGGTATTGTTAGTCCCATGTATGTTTGCTTTACTACAAAATCAGAATTATTACCCAGTTATCTAAAGTACTATTTTGCATCACAAACATTCAAACATGAAATGTATAAACGCCTGGAAGGCAGTGTTCGCTTATGTCTTACTTTTGAGGAGTTGTGCAATATAGAAATTCATTTGCCAAGTATTGAGCAACAAAAGAATATCAGTAAGTACATTTCAAAAATCGAAAACAATCTTTCATTAGTGGATAGTATATTTTCTAAATATCAGCAGCAACGAAGATACCTGCTCTCGCAAATGTTTATATGAACATCTGCGAGAGCAAAAATTGCTTCAATTCTTGTAAAATAGAAATGCCCCTTTGTTCGACTTCAAGTTTAGTATAAAAAGCATCAATAATTTTACATATATGCTGTTGCTTTGGTATAGGAGGTAGTCTAATTTCTACCTTTTGAAATATATCCATTCTCAAAGATGGTACAGTAGAACCAACTGAATTTCTAACAAAATAAGAATTTAATGTATTCATAAAATGGTAACAATACTTTGGTATAATACATGAAGCGAAATCCGTTATGGCGTAACACCTTTGGTGTAAAGCAAATTTCCCATTATAATATCGAGGATAAAAACTTTGTCCTTCGCCAGCATAAATAACAGCTTCTTTGTCAAACGAATAAGTTGGAAACCATTTTAATTCTTCTGAACGGTCAAAGAAAGGATACCAATCTTTTTGATGTTCTGTATTAGCATCTTGCACGTCACCAGCACCATTCGTAATATGTGCAATTTCGCCTAAACGTATGGTATGAGCATCTGCTATTGAATGAAAGAGTAAATCTGTTATTGCGGACTTTAGTTTTTTCAAATCCTCAATGATTTTGTTTTGGGTAGAAATACGCTCGTCTAACAAAGCCAATAGCTTACCAATTTTATGTTGCTCACCAACAGACGGTAGATATAAAGGCATATCTGCAATCATTTCCATTCTGACAGAATCAACAGAATTTTTTGCACTCATCCGCTTTACACGATTATAAAATCGGCTGGAAAAATATTGGTACAAATATTTACCATCACATTTGAAATCACTAAGGATATAGACTCTCTGATGGACACCTATTTTCCCAATAGAATAATGAAAGACTTTTCCTACTCCAACCCCGTCTCCAGCTGTTAATATTGCCTCTCCATCAAATGTCCACGAGTTAATACGCTCAATATTTTGAGAACGAACATAAAATGGATATAAGCCATTTTCGTCTTTATCTTGGGTATTCTTATTTCCTGTGGTTATTTTACACACGTCTTTGAAATAGCCTTTTTTCCATTTATCCGTAAACTCCGGAAATCGCAAAGCTGGAACATTAAGGACTTTCTTATCTTTATTTTCTGCCATAATTGTCAATTTTAATCGTTAAAATCAAGTGAAGGTAAATCATTGTCATTTAATCGGTCAAAGTCAGACTGAAACAAACGGTCTTGGATGATACGGTATTTTTCAAATTCAGTTTCGGCAAATTTCTTGGCGAATTCTGCCGTAACCTTACCTGCATCTGGAAGGACAGCATCGCCACCAGCTTCAAGAATGATGTCAATACGTTTTGCCCAGTCCTCCATTGTCATAGGTATATGACGCTTCGCCATACGCTCAGCCATATCCAACACGGCATTGACCAAACGTCCCATATCTTCCAACTCTATACCTTTCAGATAGTTCTTGGCAATACTTACATCGGTCTTGACTATTTTCCCATCAGGAGCATTTTCCCACGTAGTCAGTCCCATGTGTTCTTTTTCAGCATTGGCTCTATTCACAATTAGTTCTGCGGCTGTCTGACCGTGCACTGCATAGTGCATTTTGTTCTGTACTTTTTTGAAAAATAACCGTGTGGTAGGTGCATCACGATTGTAATCAATAGCTGTAGAATAAATATCCGTAAGTTTTTGATAGAAACGGCGTTCGCTAAGGCGGATTTCACGGATTTCTGCCAGTAAATGCTCGAAATAGTCCTCGCCAATAAATGAGCCGTTTTCCATACGTTTCTTGTCTATCACATAGCCACGGATAGAGAACTGGCGAATGACAGAGGTACACCATTGGCGGAATTGTGTAGCCCTAATACTGTTTACACGATAGCCCACAGAGATAATGGCATCCAAGTTGTAAAACAACGTTTTTCTATTTACCTGACGCTCACCCTCCATTTGAACTACCGAGAAAAACTCGGTAGTTGCATCTTTTTGCAACTCCTGACTGGCATATATGTTCTTTAAATGTAAACCTATATTATCGGTAGAGCAATCAAATAAGATTGCCATAGCTTTTTGCGTACACCAGACAGTTTCATTCTGATACACCACTTGTATGCCATCTTCCTTACCTTCAATGGCGAAAATAAGGAACTCTGCCGTACTGTTTCTTATTTCAAACCGCTTTGCCATTACACTTCCTTTTATTCAACCAACCCCAACTCTTTCAAATACCCCTCTATCTCCTTGTCAAGTTCGGCACGTTTGGCTTCAAGTTCTTTAATTTCTGCCATTACAGCCTTGATGTCGATAGGTGCTTCTTCTTCAAAGGTATCAACATATCGGGGAATATTCAGATTATAATCGTTGTCAGCGACTTCCTGCAATGTGGCAAGATGGCTATACTTTTCTATTTCCTTGCGGTCACGATAGGTTTCGACAATTTTCTGTATATGCTGCGGACGAAGTTTGTTTTGAGTCTTTACCTTTTCAAACTCCTTGCTTGCATCAATGAACAGAATATTGTCATCCTCCTTGCGGCATTTCTTAAAGACAAGGATACAAGTCGGTATGCTTGTGCCATAGAAAATATTGGCAGGCAAACCGATAATGGCATCAATATAGTTTTTCTTTTCGATGAGGAAACGACGGATTACACCTTCGGCATTACCACGGAACAGCACACCATGAGGAGCCACACAAGCCATTGTTCCACCCTCATTCAAGTGGTAAATCATATGCAGGATAAAAGCATAGTCGGCTGTCTTTTTCGGTGCAAGTCGTCCAGCCTTGCTGAAACGGTCATCATTGTTGTATTTGTCAGCTGCACTCCATTCAGCGGAGAACGGAGGATTAGCCACGACTGCATCAAACTGCGTATCGCCAAATGCGTCCCACTCCAGCGTATCACCGTTTTCTATCTTGAAGTTATTGAATCTGATGCCGTGCAACAGCATATTCATTCTGGCAAGGTTGTAAGTGGTCGGATTCTTCTCTTGTCCATAAATGTCCACTGCATGACCTACCTTTGCTGCGCGGAGAAGCAACGAGCCACTACCGCAAGTCGGGTCATACACATTGCGAAGCCGTGTGCGACCGATAAAAACAATTTCAGCCAAAATCTGGCTGACTTCTTGCGGAGTATAGAACTCTCCGGCTTTTTTCCCGGCTCCTGCTGCAAATTGACCAATCATATATTCGTAGGCATCGCCAAGAATATCAATCTCATTAGAGGCTTCCACTCCAAACTTTATATCGTCCAAAGCCAACAAGACGTTGCTGACAAGAGTATTCTTGTCATCTGCCGTCTTACCCAACTTTGGAGAAGCAAGGTCTATATCTGAGAACAGACCGCCGAAATCTTCCTCGCTGTCATGCCCTAATGTACTATCCTCAATACGTTTCAGCGACCGTTCAAGTATTGGCAATATATTCTCTTTCCTTTTTATCCGATCTATTACCGATGAAAACAAGTAGGTCGGTTCTATAAAATAACCGATACCTTCCAAACATTGCTTTTTCAGTTCCTCTTGTAGTTCAACGGTATCTTCATCCTCCATATTCCACAAATCTTTGAACGATACACCATCATCCACCAAAGCATTATTGGCGTATGCTTCTATCTTTTCAGACAGGTATTTGTAGAAGATAAAACCCAATGTGAAATACATGAAATCACTGGCTGACATATTACCACGCAACTTATTGGCTACTTCCCAAAGCTGGTCACGGAGTTTTTGTTGTAATTCTTCGCTCATATCTATTTTAGTTCTTTAATTTCATATCCAAATTTATTCGCAAGCTCAAATATCTTGTCTATATTATTTTTGCCATGTTGAGTTGATACGAGAAATTTGACACCATCGCAGCTCTCAAGTACATCATGTTCAAACCATCTTGTATCTTTCTTCTTGTCTTCTGTTAGCCGTTTCCAATCATCAACCTCTTTAACCGTTTTAATCAATTTCTTAGGTAATATGGCAAACAAATCCTGATAGCAGACTTGATTTTCTTGGACATAACAACGTATAATCTCTAAAGCCAATTTACCTTTGCCAAAAACACCATTCCCATTAAGGGAGTATTTTGTGTAATCCTTGCCTTTGTTATGTGCGCTATCTTGATAAACGACCGAACCACTATTATTAGGAATAAGCTTGTTATCAGTATATTCAGTTATAACTGCATCGTCTATAGTTAGTGCTATCTTTTTAAATATTTCTAGTGCCCTTTGCGGATTGACATTGAAAAATTCTCTATTTCGACGGATGCGAAAATCTGTAAGACTGTCTATTAACTCATGTACGAGTTTTTCTACCTCATTGTATTTTATAGTTCTGATTGTAGCATATATTTCAAAAGGCAAAGGTACGGCTGTATTATCGAGTTCCTTTGAGCGCACATCAACAGGACGTGCGCTTTTACCAATCTTAACCCAATCCTCACGAAAACTTGGATTCGTTAGGATATATACATAACCCGGTTCTTTTATCTTATCCATAATCTTAATCCCAATTAAAAGTTCTGATAATGTTACGTAGTCTATCCATTATCCGTGTCAGAGCTTTACGTGTCTTTATCAGACCGAGGTGCTTCTCTTTCAATGCCTTTTGTATGATTTCAGGCTGTTCTTTTTGCAGGTAATCATATTCTTTCAGATAATGGTCAAACACATCAGAAGAAAGCCCTTCATCTTGCGCCAATGAGTTTACTGCCTTTTCTCGCTCTAATGAGATATACCTATTCAATCGTTCTTCGAGTTCACTTGTACCATCTGCCTTCTGCCGTTGCAACATGAAGTTCTCCTTGTCTTCATCCACATTCTTTTGAATGAAACCATCAATAAGTTTCGCTTTGTTGCGCATTTCGGCATCTTTTATCATGGTATCAATGATACTCTTGCGCCGTTCTGCGTAATCGTTACTATATGGGTTAAGATTGGCAATCAGTTCAAGAATATAAGCCACATTGATGATGTCGCTGTGCAGGAGTTCAAGACAGAAGTCCACATCTTCCAGCCTTTCATCACTTGGTGTTTCATCATCCCCCGGCTTTGTAGGCGGGACAGGGTCAATTAAGGCAAATGTATCGTGAATGTCAAGGTACTTGCTTCGGAAATCCATAAATTGTTGTTCTGTCATACCAAGGTCGTTCGCTTCATCACTATAATCCTCATATATTTGAATTTCTGCGTGTTTGCGGATAATGTCGCGGAAAGCCAATACAAAATCTTTCTTATCCTTTTCACTTTGCAACAAATCTATGCTGCTTGGTTCCGGGTATTTCTGTAAGAAGTCCGTGGCTAACTGTTGGTATTCCTTTTTTACCCCCTCATACGTAGGGCGTACTATTTCTTCCGGATTATTGGAATTGCTGAATAACCGGATGGCTGTATCAACATTGCTTTTCAAATCACGGAAACATATAATCTTGCCAAACCGCTTTTTCTCGTTCAAAATACGGTTAGTACGACTAAAGGCTTGCAACAGACCGTGATACTCCAAGTTCTTATCTACATAAAGTGTGTTTAGCTTTTTGCTATCGAAACCTGTAAGGAACATACCCACGACAAGGCAGAGGTCAAGCGGCTTCATGCCCGCTTTCTTCTTTTTCATGCGTTCATTGATGTCATCGTAATAGGCTCGGAAATTTTCGGTAGTATATGCTGTGCCAAACATTTCATTGTAGTCATCCATGATGGCTTGAAGCTCGTCTGCTTCACCTGTACTTTCACTGACATACTGTCCTGTATTCATTCCTGTCTGTTCATCATCTTGGCTACTGTTGGCAGCGTATGTGAACACCGCACCGATACGTATTTTCGGATTCAGAGACTTGAATATCTTGTAATAACGTATAAGCATCGGCACAGACTGCACGGCAAACAGGGCGTCAAACTCACCGTCAAAAGTTGACTTATTGAAATTATTAAGGATGAATTTAGCTATTTCCTCCATTCGGTTAGCATTACCCGCTTCTACATTCTCGTTCCCATGATAATATTCTACAAGGAATCCCAGTACATTTTCATCGGCAATGGCATCCTTGATAAGATATTGGTGCAGGCAATTGCCAAATATTTCTTTGGTGGTATGCCCGTCCACAGCATTTTCCGTGAAGATAGGCGTACCTGTGAATCCGAACACTTGGGCATTATCAAAGAATTTCATTATTCTTTTGTGGCTTTCCCCAAAGTGACTTCTGTGACACTCATCAAATATCATTACAATACGTGAGTGACGTATGGATTCTATCTTGTTGCTGTACCACGTCTTACTGACGGCAGCATTGAGCTTTTGAATCGTAGTGATGATTATCTTGGAGTTGCTGTGCAACCGCTTTACAAGTTTATCTGTGTTATCCGTACCATCCACTGCGCCTGGTTCAAAGGCTTCATATTCCAACTGGGTTTGTGTATCAAGGTCGTGGCGGTCAACCACAAACATGACCTTATCTACATCGTTCAGTTCGGAAACGAGTTGTGCAGCCTTGAACGAGGTTAAAGTCTTTCCTGCTCCAGTCGTATGCCATATATAACCGTTGTCATTGGAGTTCTTTACCTTGTCCAATATCTTTTCTACGGCATAGAATTGATACGGACGGAGTACCATCAGGCATTTGTCGCCTTCATGCAATACGATATATTTGCCAATGATTTTACCTAAAGTGCATTTCTCTAAAAAAGCGGCAGTAAATTTATCCAGTTCATTGAACGGCACATTGGCTGCATCCGTCCAGTTGAACGTGAATTTATAACCGCTGTTCGGGTTATTGGCAAAGTAACGGGTATTTACGCCGTTGGAAATAATGAACAACTGAATGTAGTCAAATAATCCGTGAAAAGATGTCTTGTGATAACGTTGTATCTGATTATACGCTTGTTTGAGTTCCACGCCACGGCGTTTCAATTCAATCTGCACCAATGGCAGACCATTTATAAGAATGGTCACATCGTAGCGACATTTTTTTCGACCTTCCACCGTTATTTGATTGGAAACCTGAAACTCGTTCTGACACCATTGTTGACGATTGAGAAATTCCACCCAAATACGTTTGCCGTCTGCCATGTCAAGCGGATAACGGTCGCGGAGCTTCTTTGCCTTTTCAAACCTCGTACCGCCTTCAAGATAGATAAGAATCTTTTCAAATTCCTCTGCCGTAAATTCAGTTCGACCATGTTCTGCCAATCGTTTACGGTTGTGTATCTCCAACTGCCGTTTGAAATTTGCTTGAAGATTATCTTCTTCCGCAATTTGGATATACTCATAATCCATTTGCTGAAGTGTAGCGATAAGTCCGGCTTCCAATGCCGCTTCACTTTGTATTGACATATTTTGCTCTGCCTTTTATTTGTTATTTATTTCCGTTCAGATTTTTGATAATCTCAATACCCAATGCGTTTTCTATCTTACATATCGTTTCCAGCGACATATTCTTTTTCCCCTTCAACACTTTAGAAATATATTGTTGGGTGCAATTCATCCTTTCAGCAAGCATCTGTTGTGTCAAACTAAGTTCCGCCATTCGTTTGGACATAGTAGTAGCAATCTGTTGCGAGTACTTCACCCAATCTTTGTTGTCCTGCCCAAGCTTAGCTGCGCATCTTACGGTTTCTAAGGCATCACAATACATTCTGTTTGTTATTGTATTTATTGAAAGATTATCTTGTTTGAATACAAAGGTAATATAAATACCTGAGGAGTACAACTATAAGGTTGTATATTTGAGTAATAAGTGTGTTATGATTGGCAATTTGTATATCCAATGATACCATAATGTTCTTCACTTATGCTGAAATCTTAGTGAAAGCACAATAAAAACGAAAAACGCCACAGGCTACCACATCGGTGCCAAATACTGCCACGATGCTGCGGGTTGGTTGGAATCTGCCGAAGTTGGCTTTTCTTTGTACAGTCGGCAACCGGAAAGGCTGTTGCGGAATATGGAATTAAGCCAATCCCTACCACTTGCAGCCACAAGCTGCCAGTCAGTAGTAAAGCCATTGTCCGATGCTGGCATTGGCTTTACTTTGCAGGCAAACAGGATTACCAACAATAAAAACAGTATATGCAATGAATGAATTTGTGATTATCTCGAAAGACGTATTTGAAGAAATGGTCGGAAAGTTCAACCGCTTCTCCGACCGGGTGAATGAAATCCTCGGCAAGAGAGAGGAAGGACGGCTCAGCCGCTGGATGGACAATCAGGATGTCTGCCAACAGCTGCGCATCAGTCCAAGGACGTTGCAGACGTTGCGCGACAACGGTACGCTGGCTTACTCCCAAATCGGGCATAAGATTTTTTACAATCCGGAGGACGTATTGCGTATCGTCCGGCTCGTGGAAGACAGACGAAAGGATGCCGCCTGTTGGGGAAAGACCATCTGAATGTAATTGAATTTATTGTACCATTAAATCCACTGTAATAAATGAACAAAACGATTATGACAAACGATGAATGGGCTGTCGGCTTCATGGAGCAATTGGACACCATGCTTGACGGCATTGAAAACATGAACGAAAAAAGCAGGGCTTCATTCGGTAATGAACGCTTCCTGACGGACAAGGAGGTGTCGGCATGGCTCAAGGTGAGCCGACGTACCTTGCAGGACTACCGCAACAACGGGATGGTATCTTACTGTCAGTTAGGCGGCAAGATTCTCTACAAGGAATCGGACATTGAAAAGCTGGTGATGGGCGGCTATCGGAACGCCTACCGAACGGAAACGTAATTTTGTAAAGTATGAAAGAAACAGAAGCAGATGGCGATAGGTAAATTACCCAGCCATCGGCTTTTTGCATTATTATCATTATAGATACAAACAATACTAACATTTGTATCGTGGATTGGTTTTGGACAGTGAAAAGAACAAATGAATGGGCTTTTCCCGATTGGGCGCATACAGCCTTTCCATAATAAACATTCTGAAAGCCATACATTCCCTGCTGCGTAGTCTGAACGCAAGAGCTATGACCATTTCAAGGCTGTATACCTCGTAACGTGTCCCGTCTTCCTGTCTGATGTAGCACATGGTTGTTTCTTCCAATAGTTCATGATTCTTATAAATATCACGGATAGCCTTGCGGATGTCATAGCAGAATATCATAAATAGGTCTGACATTTCCTGCTGTGTCATCCAGACGGGAGCGGTCGGCATGGCGACCACTCCTTTTTCATTGATTGTAATGATTCCTCGTTCCATACTCATTAGTCTTTTGCTGACAACTTGTTTTCCCTGTATTCGCCTGTTCCGTATAATCTTCTGACAGCCATAAGATTGTCCATGTCCTTTGAAATTTTCTTGTCCGTAACTTCTGCGTACCGTTGGGTAGTCTTTATGCCGGAGTGCCCCATCATCTTGGCTATGCTCTCGATGGGGATACCCTCCGAAATCAAAAAAGTTCCGAAGGAGTGTCTGGCTTGATGATAGGACAAGTTTTCCTTCCTGCCGATGGCAACCCCCATCTCGTGTATTTCAAACCACATCTCGTCACGGCTCGGAAGCGGAAATACAGGCTTGGTGTCGTCTTTTGTGTTGTAAAGTTCAAGTACCTGTTCCGCTATCGGATGCAGGGGAATGAATGCCTCTACGCTGGTTTTCTTGCGGTTGATACGGATATAGCGCCTACCGTCCGATGTCGTGCCAATATGGTGCGGATGGAGCAGCATGATGTCCACGTATGCCAGTCCCGTAAAAATCGAGAACAGGAACGCCCTCCGCCCAAGTTCCTGCAAGGGGTCGGGCATCGGTGTTTCGAGGATGGTCTTCAGCTCCGCACGGCTGATGTGCTTATGCCTCGGAGCGGGCTTCTTCTCGTATTCCATGTCTTCCAACGGGTTGGCACGGAGTATCTCATAATCAACGGCAAGATACACCAGCTTACTCAGCCAGCACAGGCACTTGTTCATCTGTGACGGTCTGAAGTTCTTGTAGCGTTTCAGGAAAGCTTTATAGGAATTGCCGAACTCTTCCGTGATTTCAGCCAGATTTATATCACTCTTTCCCTGTGAAGCAAGAAAGTCCGTCAAATACTTCTGATAGTATTTTGAATTTCTGTATGTCGAAGTAGAATTTATCTCCTTTGAGCGGACAAGCAGCCTTTCAAGTTCCATTTCGCCCATCTGTAACAGTTTGACCGGAATGACGGCTTTCTTTGCCAGCGTATTTTTGAGCAGCTCGGCACTCACTACGTTCTGCTTCTTCAATGAATCCTCATAGGCAAATTCAACGGACTTGCGGAACTCCAGCAAGCGGTTGTTTTCACGGACGGTACGGATTGAGCCTGTCTTGCTGTTCCAGTCTTCGGGTCTGCAATAGATGCCTGTCGCCATTGTGGAACTCTTACCGTCTACGGTGATGCGGCACAGGACGGCGGTCGTACCGTCTGCCTTTACCTTACTCCTGTTGATGTATGGTAATACGGAAAATGTACTGCGCATAATTGTAATGTTTTAAGTTTCTGATTTTAATGATTACAGGACAAGCTTCAAGTCCTTGGTTGCTTCAATATACTTGTCCATGTCCTCAAACAGCTTTTTCGGAGTGACACGGGCATACACTTGCGTGGTGGTTATGTCGGAATGTCCCAGCATCCGGCTGATTGTCTCAATCGGTACTCCGGCTTCCAGTGTAATCAGCGAGGCAAATGAATGTCTTGCCTGATGATAGCACAAGCCGCCATTCACTCCGGCAAGGACGGCAAGGGCTTTCATGTGCCGTTTCATGTTGGGGTAATGAACCGTCGGGAAAAGTGTCGGTCTGCTGTCATCACGATATTTCTCTATCAGCGCAAGTGCTTCGGGAAGCAGCCTGACACTTGCCCGAAGCTCGTTTTTCCTCCTGTGATACTTCAGCCAGAGGTTTCCCTCATCGTCCGTGTAAAGATTCTCACGGGTAACGCTCACCGCATCGGCATAGGCGGTTCCCGTATAACAGGCAAACAGGAAAAGGTCACGGGCGAGGATATGCGTGGTGCGCCATGTAGGTATTTCCACATTGCGGATTTTCTCGAAGTCCTCACGGCTTAATGCCCTCGGTGTGCGTTCTGTCTTTTGTGGAAGGGTGAAATTGGCGAAGAAACACCTGTCTGCGTATCCCTCCTTGTAGGCGATACGACATATCTTTTTCAAAATGGCGAGATAATGGCGCACGGTATCTACCGCCAGTCCCTTCACGTCCATCACATAATTCTGGTAATCATGGATGAACTGCTCGGTAAGCTGACCGAAAGCAATATCTTTCGTCTTGAACTGCCACTGGATGAACTCGCCCAATCTCATTCTCATGTAGTAATAGCCGGGATAAGTTCCTTTGGCACGGTCGATGCCGATACGTGCCTTCAAGTCCTCACAGATACGGTCAGTCATTCTAAGCAGTGTCATCTGTGTTTCCATGCTGCCTTGGAACAGTTCCTTGACCGCCGTAGCGTCAAAGTCCTGTCCGCGTTCCACCAGGGTGTCGAAAGCATGATTTACGGCAAGTAGCAGCTTGTCTAGCTTGGCATTGGTTTCTACTGCCTCACGGCTTTTGCCGTCCAGTCGGCTCTCCCGTGCATTCCACAACTCCGGCTTGCACGACAGCTTGCATCCGAACTGCGCCATCGTGCGGTTTACCGTAATTCGTCCCATTATCGGGGCTTTGCCCAACTTGTCCGTTCCACTCTTTTTCAGGTAGAGCAATACCTTGAATTTTTCAATTTTCATACGCTCACATTTTTTTGTTTGCAAATTTATTTTCTATGTAAGCGTTCATTGATTTGCAGAACACTGCGTATCAGTGCAAAAGAAATGGCTGTCCAACAATTTCATTTTCCGTGCGTCACCTATCCTTGCTTCGGTAACAGGCAGCTAACGACTTGGTAACTGAAATGGCTCAATATTCCGCACTTCCTTGCGTTTCCGGTATTTGGCAGAATAGTGAAAATCCGCTCATTTCAAACGGGTTGCGTTTTGTCGTTACTTGTTTGCTGACGGTTGCTTTGTGGGTTCTGTTCCATACGGCCCGTCATACTTGTGCGACCCTGCTTGTGCATCAGGGCGTTCCGATTACCACCGTCCAGAAGCTGTTAGGTCATACTTCCGTCAGAACTACGGAGGTGTATTCAGAGGTTCTTTCTAATACGATTATTCGGGATTTGAAGGCTGTAAAAAGGAAGAAAAAAACACCTGATTTTAGACGCCCGGTAGAATGTGGGTAGATTTTATAGGTTCTACTGATATTCTACTGCCATAGTTTGGCAACCCTTTCCTGGCAAGATATTCCCTACTCATAAATTTCTTGTTTACTTTCGCTGAAAAGT